ACTTGTTACTGTGCCATCTGCAATCTTTGTTGCATCAATAGCTGCTGCTGCTTTAATATTAGCATCTGCTAAATTAGTAATTGAATTACCTGTAGCATCTACATCAATTGTTTTATTTGTAAATGTAGTTGTGCTACTTGCTGTAACACTTGAATGGGGTTGAGAATCTACATAAGTTTTAATAGCTTTAGCAGAAGCTAAAGTATCATCACTTGCAGAAACTGCTGTTAAATCTGTATCAAGAACACCTGAAGCTAAATCTGCTACTTCAAGATTTGTAATACTATTACCAGTACCATTTGCATCTATAGTTTTATTTAAAAATGTATTTGTACTTGATGCTGAAACATCTGCATTTAAAGTTACAGAACCACTTGTTCCACCACCAGTTAAACCTGTACCTGCAACAACTGCAGTAATATCACCAACTGGAATTGTTGCTACTTGTGTATCTACATAATCTTTAATAGATTGTTGAGATGCAACTGCTATAGCAGAATCAGAAGCCATATTATCTTCATCTAAAAATGCTGTACCACTAAGTGTTCCATTTAAAACTGGACTTGTTAATGTTTTAGCTGATAAAGTTTGTGCAGTTGTTTTATCAACTGTTGTACCAGTATCAATAGTTAAAGTTGGAATTGGTCCTGATAAACTTGAACCTGATAAACCTGTTCCTGCTACAATAGCAGTAAGGTCTCCTACAGAAACTTGAGTAGCAATATATGCTTTGATTGATTGTTGTGAAGCTACAGCAGTTGCTGAATCAGATGCAAAAGTATCTTCATCTTTAAAAGCTGTACCACTAATAGCTGTATCAAGAACTGGACTTGTTAAAGTTTTGTTTGTTAAAGTTTGAGCAGTTGTTTTATCAACTGTTATACTTGTGTCAATAGTTAAATCTGGTATTGGTCCTGTTAAAGATGTTCCACTTAAACCATTTCCAACTGTAATAGCAGTAAGGTCTCCAATAGGAACTGCATCAACATAAGCTTTAATTGCTTTTGCTGAAGCTAAAGTATCATCACTAGCTGAAACTGCAGTTAAGTCTGTATCTATATCTGTAATTCCTGTAGCTGTACCAATAACTAAAGTATCTAAATTTACTGTACCATCAAAGAATGCATCTTTAAATTGTAAAACTGCTGTTCCTAAATCAATATCATTAGTTACTGAAGGAACTATTAAGCCATCAGAAACTTTAAATTGTTCTGTAGCTGCTGCACCAACATTAATATAAAATTCTAACTCAGCATTTGCTGTATCAGTTAAAATTTTATTTAAAGGTGTTGCAAGATTTGCGTCACCAATTAATCCAATTACTGGACCATTAGCTGCAGTACCATCATGTTTATGTCCAGTTGTATTTACAAAAGCTGAAACTAAAGCATCAAATTCATTATTTAAATCTACTGCATCAATTGTAAGAGTATCTACTATTTCTGCTGAACTCTGTCGTACATATCCTGCCATGTTATCTTCTTCCTCCTGCTATAAATGAAACAAATAATCCATTGACTGCATATGCAGCATTTGTATCATTACTAAAAAATCTAAAATTATTTGAGAAACCACTTCCTGTTACTATCATTCTTTTACTTGGTAAAGTTACTGCACCATAAACTCCAGTTCCATATATAGCAGAACCATATAAAGATGTAGCAGCTAAAGAACCTACATCAACTGCACCAGGTTGAGGAACAGTTGTAGATTCAAAATCATATCTAATTCTCATTTGTAAATCTGGTTGTGTTCCTTCTGGTTTAATATTTGCTTTAACAGCATAAAGACTTTTTCTTAAACCATTGTCACCATAATCCATATCTGGTGTTTGAAATTTTGCATTAATATTTGCTCCTTCAAAATTATCACCAGTATCTATTTGATAAATATAACCAGTTTCATTTGCACCAAATTTTACTTCTTCATTTGAATTATTTAAACCTGAAGTACAAACTTTTATATCCATACCTTTTGTTTCACTCCATTCAAATGCAGGAACTCCTTGTTCATCAAATTTAAAAGTTCCTATAATTCCTTTTTGTCCTGATTGTGATTGACCTGACCTATGATAAAATAATCTATATTGACTTCTTTCTCTAATAACCATACTAGAGATAGAATACTGTGCAATACTTGATAATAAAGTATTTATTAAAGGTAAAATCTTTCTACTAATCGAACCAATTTCTATATCATCAATTCTAGCTGTACCAGCAACTGTTCTTAATCCATCAGGTGCTAGGAAGATTAAATCTCCACCTATTTCTTGAATTGAATTTCCATTTACACAACCTATATTTTTGGTTATAGACTTAAGTATAGGGGTAGAATCAAGACTTGTCAACTCAAATAAACTGTTTTTGCAGAATATAATTAAACTATTTCTAAAAACTTTAACACCTACAATAATATCTCCTACATCTATTTCTCCTGCAGAAGACCCAGTAAAGTCATAAGGTTCTAATCTAGAACTATAAGCTACTGTACTTGTTGAAACTGATTGTCCTGCAACCACTAATCTTTCTGAAAATATACTACATATTTTAGGATTAGTAGGAGCTGACCTAGTTAACTCTTCAAAGTAAAAAGTATTAACTCCACCTGAAACAGTTATTTGAAATTCAGCTATCTTATTAGTACCATCAGTAATATATAAACTACCATAAATACCATCTGATTCAAAAGTATCAAATTGATTATTAGTTTGATTTGTTCTATTAATAGTAGTAGCAGCAGCTAAACTTCCTGCAACTATACCACTTTTTTGAACAGCAACTCCTGAAACTGGAGCTACAACATTATAATCTAATGTTAATTCTGTAGCACTTGTTATAGATAAAACTCTATACTTAATACTATTAATTTGTATTCTATCATTAACAGCAAATTCAGTTGTAAATAAAGTACCTGTTCCTGTAACTATTGCTGAACCTGCAGTAACTGCAACTGTTCCTGTCTTAGTTACATAAGTATCTTTATTAACTTGAAGCCAAGTAATACCATCACTTGACCAATAAATATTTGCACCTTGACAAGCTACAACTCCATTAGCATAAGAAACAATTCCTTCAATAGAATCTGTAGCTACTCCTGAAGGTACTGTTGAAGCACCTGCACCCCATTTAGTATAACCATTAATTCTTCTGTAACCACCTGTTGTAGATGATTCAAAATTTTCTAATATAGTTGCAGCACCAGGGGTTCTAAATAAAGCATGACTACTTGATACTAAATCTAATCCTCCTGCAACTGTAATAGAAGCACCTTGTGTTGGCATATATTTTTAATCCTTATGGTAGTAAGTATGTAAATCTTACATCTGACATATATTGTGGCTGAGGTGAATTTAAATTGTCAGCCATATTTTGTAATCCTTTTTTATATTCATCTAAAGCTAATTGCGATTGTGCAATATTATCTTTAAATTGATATAAATAATATCTAGCTCTTGCTAGTAAAACTGGTTTGTATTGTTCTGGGAATAGAACTGCATCTGTATCTGCTGATAGAGCAGTAGGTCTATTATATGCAAAGAAATGTATATTATAAACTTTATCAGGTATTGGAGATAATCCAAATCTTCTACCATCAGAACTTCTTATAACTCTTAATGGTGTAGCGTAACTAGCAGTTCGTGCAGCTTGTTCTTCTGAAGATGAATAATTAGTTCTCCATATTGTTAAAGTTGTGAAATCTAATTTATTATTTGTGTAGGGTGAGTTGGGGTCTACGAGAGTAAACATATCCCAATTTATTGAATCAAAATCAGCATCTATACTTGCTGACCCTGCTTTACATAGATACCATCTTTGTCCAACGACTGTTGGTATAATTGTATTTCCATAATATGGGTCATCAGGTACATCTGAATTTAACCAAGACCAATCATCTACAGAATTTACAATATCTAAATAAGCTCTGTTAACTACATTGGCTACTTGTTTTTGTATTCCAACTCCAGTAGCAACTGTAGAAACTTCTGGCTCATTTAATTCGACAAGTAATTCATTAGTTAATGTTTTGTAATCTTTTGCCATATGAATTCTTAACTTAAATTTTAAACTATTATTGCAATAACTAAAATTATACCAGTTGCAATAACAACTTTTTTATGGTCATTCCAAATATTTTTTGTTTCTAAAACAAGATTTTTTAATTTATCCATAATAGTTCCTTTATATTTATTAAATGATAGGGGATATTGCTACCCCCTATCAAAGTTATGATTATGTTACTGTAACAATACCAGCTCCAACTGAAGCTGTTGTTAGTACTTTTCTACC